CCCCATGAAACCCCATGAATCTGATGTCCCTCCCGGCATTCTTGAAAAAACGGAAGCGGACAGAACATATAAAATTGATTACAAAAAGTGCGGGTTATTAAGTTAAAAAGAATCTCCAGATATAATAGAAACATGCCTATCAAACTGACTTCGTATGAGAAGCCCAACCTGGCGAACCTGGAATCCCTTATCCAATCCAAGAAAGTGCTGAAGCACGAGAAACAGGCGTTGAAGTCCTATAAGGACAAGATGGAAGAGAAGACGGGCGAGGTCAAAGTGGAGTATGAGGTGGAGAAGTATGGACGCTTCAAGGGTCTGGCTCGGAACAAGAAGGAGAAGACCTACACGACGGGTTGCTCCATGAAGCGAGAGCATCGCAACCTGCTCTTCGCGGACGAATACGATGACCTTGATGTGGCGAACTGCTCGGGCAATGTGATGTGTCAGATATTTGAGAAGCACTCCCTCCCTACCCGCAAGTTCAAGCACCTGTGCGACAACCGTGAGGCGGTGTTGGCGGAGTTGATGGGACACTACCCTGACTTCCCTCTGGAACGCATCACCGCCAAAGATGTCCTCATTGAGATATTCTTCTGCGGACAAGGAAACAACTCCCTCTACTGGGAACTCAACCCCTACTTTGAAAAGCATGACCTTCCGCAGATTGTCAAGGACATCAAGGCGGAATACCTGACGAACCTCCAACACATCGTGGGACTGCCCGAATACAAGGAGTTGATGGACTATGTCGTCAAGAAAGCCGAAACGAAACAAAAAGAATACTGGATTGGTATGTTCGCCTCGGAACTCTACCAGGACGAGGAGCGGAAGATTCTGGAGTCCTTGGTGCGAGGCATCAGTGACGAGGGCAAGAAACGCAAAGTGGAGAACCCGACGGGTTCGCTCATCTATGACGGTCTCCACATCAAGAAAGCCATGCGTATCATGGAGGGCAACTTCATCACGAAACTGGAAGCCAAGGTGTTCGCCGACACGGACTACACTATCAAACTGGAAGTGAAGTCTATGGAGATGACGGCAGAGGAGAAGGTGGAGTGGCTGGGTGAGGAAGCCGTCCCCAACTCGTATGAGGCTCGTCGTGCGGACTTTGAACGCAACCGCTTCAAGTGTAAAAACCAGTTCTTCACCATCGGCATTGAGGACGGCGTGGAGGAACTCCACTACTACGACAAGAGCAACTTTACCGTCATGAACGAGGACAGTTTCGTAGGTGCGATGGAGTTCTTGAAGGACTGGTTCTACGACCCAGAGAAGCGTGCCTACTCCGAAGTGGAGTATGGGTGCGTCAAGGAAGAGAACCAACGCCCTGATGTCTTCTACGCCTTCCCTGAACTTCGCTACAAGACACTGGCTTCCAGTTCCACCGACGAGCAGAAGCAGGAACACATCGCCTTCTTCCAAGACTACCTCTTGTCCTTGATGGAAGACAATCCCGCCTATGTCAAGTGGCTGACGCTCTGGTGTGCGGACATCATCTGTAATCCTGACAAGAAGAACGCCCAGCCGATTGCCTGTGTCTTCTGGGGCAAACAAGGGTGCGGAAAGACGATGCTTCGTGTCCTGATGGAGCGTCTCTTAGGACAACGGTGCGTCCATAACACGAGCGACCCGACCAAGAACGGAGACATTCTCCACGACTTCAACAAGACGCTCAAATATAAGTTATTCATTGAGTTTGCGGAGATTAACCTGAAGACGACTTCTACCGCCAATGACCGCATCAAGGACCTCATCACTAACACGACGCATGAGATTCGCCAGATGCGGACGGACATGATTCGTGTGAAGGCATCAGAGCGTATCCTCTTCACGACCAACACGGCGGGTTCGGTCATCATTGAGAAGAGCGACCGTCGCACCATGGCTTCGGCAGTCTCCAACCGCCGAGTGGGTCAGTCAGACTACTGGAAGAAGTTCTGGGAGATGCTCCACAACGACGACTTCATCAAGGACATTGCGGACTATCTCCTCTCGTTCCGAGGAGAGGTGGAGAGGTATGCGTTCCGTGATGAGCGTCCCATCACCACCTACTACAAGACCCTCCAACACATGTCGTTGCCGTGCGAACTGGACTTCTTGAAGGACTTGTTCTTCTACCGTGTCGCCGAGGTGGAGGACTATCAGAATGCGGACGGGACTTACTTCATTCCCTCCACGCCGTTCCTCACCAAGTATAACCTGTGGCGTGAGGAGCATTCCATGCGTGAGCGAATCACCGTGAAGTCGTTTGCGATGAAGTTGAAGTCCATGGACGCAGACTATGGAATCACGCACCAGGAGAAGTCCAGTTCCAACGGCTTCCTCATTGATGCGGTGGCGTTGAAGGCGACGCTCACCAAGGACTTCAACATCAAGGCGGAGGAGTGCCTCCTGGACTTAGGCAAGTAGTCCCTTAGCGTAAGAGGACTTAAAGCCAGAAAAAAGTGAAAAGCAGATAGATGAGTAAAAATTGATTGCTTTTTTCTGATAATTAAAAGGCAACCAGTCAAGAAGAAAAGCAATGACCCAGCCCCTTACCATCAAAGAAATCTCCCACGAAGTCAAGGTCAATATCTACGCTCGTATCCAGTCAGACCACGAGGGTGAGATGACGGAAGACGACTTCAACGACATTGCGGGAGACATCAAGAGCGAGGAGTTGGACGATGCTCTCAACATTATGTATAACGACGAGGTGGATAGACTCCTGTGCGAGTATCACATCGCCGACGCAGTTGCCCTCTACATCTCCGAGTTCGGCTGGGACAAAGAGAACCCTCCCACCAACAAGATATATCTCTACACCATCATTGACGACAAACTCAATGACTCGCTCTCCCACGACGACTACCAGGACTGGTGCGAAAACCACTGCGACTGCTAAACCCTCCCTAAGGAACCTCCACGAAAACTAAAAAACTAAAAACAAGGGGCAACCCTTTGTTTTTAGTCAAAAGTCATGACGACAGGGACAACCTCTATCGTCATCTTCGGCTTCTCCTTCTTTTTTCTGGGCTTCCCTTCGGGCGAGGCTCTGCTGAGACCGAACTCGTCGGGAACTCTCTCCAACTGGACGGTGTCCCTGACAGACTCCACTTTCTTCTTCGGCATCTACTACGGGGGAGGATAAAAAACGGTAAAAAACTCACGGGATAATCGTAGAGACGAATGCGTCCTTATCGCCCTTCACCTTCTTGTCCTGCTTCACCACCCACTTATGAAACTGGTTCAAGTCATACCCCGCCTTCATCTTCAGAGTCCGTAGCACACACCAACGACCGCAGTCGGCAATCTGCTGACCGTCCTTCTGATACTTCACCTTGTTATACACCACTTCCTCAGGACATGCCCTGAATAACTTAGTGAGATAAGGAACGCCCTGACCCAGCCCGACACGGGTGTCCTTGTCCGTCCAGTGGAGGGGGGCATCAACATACCCGCCATAGGAATCAAAATACTCCGCTACGCCCTCCCGTGGCTTACTTACCACGACCCAATGACCCTTGTTCGGAGATTCCTCATACAATACCACAGCACAGTCTTTGACATCAGGGAGCAAGTCGTCCAGCGTAGGGTATTTACTCAACTCGTTATACTTTATCAGAACGCAATGGGGTAGGTAATCCTTGATGTCCGAATCGGACATGGGCGTAGCCATTGTTTTCTTGACAATACCGCCGTCCATTTATTAATTCCAAATAAAATAATATCTACTATAAATAAATGTCAGGAGCGAATACATGGAGAGGTGCTAATACATGGTCTGTCGCACTCAATCAAAACGAACTAAGCGGTGGTGGAACGGGAGTCCAATCCGTCAGCGTAGGCAACACAAACCTCACCCTTTCAGGAACGGCTCAGAATCCCGTCCTCTCAGGAACACTCACTGACCTCACAGGAAGTGTAGCGGGAAACAACAACTATATCGCTGGTATGTATGCCCCGCCCTTCGGCACTTCGGCGATTGTCTGTGCGGGGACGGACACCTTTCTGATAGAAGACACACTTTTTACTCCGCTCCTTGCGGTTTCTAATACCGCAGTGCTACTGGGTGGTGCGGGAACACTCGCAACCGTTCCAGTGACTGCTCCGACGGTTACTCCTGGGACAACAAGCGACGACCAAGTCGCCACCACCGCATTCGTCCAGTCAGCGATTAGCGTAGGCGGGTCGGCTACAATTGCGGTGACAGAAACCGATACGAACGCCGTGTTCTATCCCACCTTCGTGTCTGCGACGGGTGCGGGTCAGACACTACGAGCGGATACAACAACCACCGCATTCTCTATTAATCCCAATACGGGCGACTTTACTGTGGGAACAACACTCAACCTTACCCAGACACAAGTAGCAGTAGGAAAATCGGCGGGAACAACGGCACAAGGTGCTTCTGCTGT